AAAAACGTATTAGAAACTCCACCAGATCGTACAGCAGTAGATCTTACATATTCTGTTCTATTAACAAGCATAGACCGCATTTGTTTAATACCATCTTCAAACTTATCACGCATAATTATTGCATCTTGCGAGTTGCTGCGAAATAAATAGGCATAATACATGGCACCATCCACCACAACATGACGAAACCTTTCGGGTATAATGGGAACATCCGTGGCACTAATCATATCTACTGGAAAACGAAAATACTCGTACACTATTTCGTACGCTTCTTTGGGCACTGGCGTAACTCCGTATTCAAAATTAGGAGTTTGAAAAACGTATTGGGGAACACCCCGAATGCCTGTGCTTGTATTGTACTCTTGATCAATGTAGTTTTCTAAATACTCTTCGTACGATAAGACAGATAATTTAACAGTATCATTAGCAAAAGAAGAATTTCTCTTTATACGAAAAGAGTCCATATCTACGGTTTTGCAATCTGAAGGTAAAGAATATCGAGTAGTTCCTGCTGTTAAATCTTCTTCTTGCTCTACGTGATTATACGGCCATTCATATTGAGATTGATTAATATATCTAACTGAAGAGTTAACAGCGTCTTTAGCTTGCTGATAAAATCCACTTGCAGTTGAAAAATTAGAGGATGTTAACTGCACTTCGTTAAGTCGTGTATTGACATCGTTAACTAAGCCAAGAAAATCGTATGCCATGTTAACGCTCCTTTACCTTTAGCTTTATGGTACGTTCAGAAGTACTACCTGTACTATCTGCAATGCGGCACGTAAAAGTATACTCTTCGTTGTGTGTACCGCCGCCAATATTTATAGTTGCCACTTGGGTAGTATTTGTTTGAGATACATTTTGTATTGTATCTGAGGTGGCACTACTACTTGCAGTAGCAAGTGTTTGGCCTGCATTGATCTGTGTTTTTGTGTTGTAAGACTTGCTTTGTACAAACCACGTAACAGTATTGATTTGAGCATCACCTAAATAACGAGACCAATCCACACTGTAATCTAAAGTTTCATCTGGGTCTTTATTAGGCCACCGAAAACTCATTGTTATTCCTCCGTTACGTAAATCGTCCTGTCAGACGAAGTACTTAATCTCTTTATATAAACTATTCTGGGAAGCTGTGGCACCCGGACAACTCGTTCTATAGACGCATTACCTTGATAGGTATTGATAAAAACAGACCTTAATTCAAAAGGTATATTAATTGTTCTTTCTGCCGTTGTTGTACTCATTATGCGACTCTTGGCAAGTAAACTGTACGTTTCTTGCTGTAATTGTTCTTCTGGGCGTTGTAATCAAAAATTACAGCAGAAGTAGTGGTAGAATTTACGGCTGTTGTAGCAGAGACGGAAGTTACTGAAGTATTACTATCTGCTGAAACTACAGGCGTTGTTACTGTCGCTGTTAAAGAAGCACTTGGAAGTTCAAAATTAGCATCCCCAGAAATAGTAGGGACTGTATTTGATAATGTACCTGTAACAAAATCTACTACTACAACATTATCTGCAGTAACTGTTACTGTAGTTACATTTCCTGTCGCCTGCACCCCGCTAACTGCAACATCTCTAGGTGCGGCAACTTCTACAGTTCCAATAGATCCAGTAGCTTCAACCCCAGTAATAGTATCAAGGTTTGCTTCTGCAACTACATCCCCAATACCCCCGCTAGCACTAACCCCTTGAACAGACGTAATAACATGCAGTGCGTCTCCTTCAATAACAACGTCTGGATCGACAGTTGCTGTAGCGGATACGCTTGAAGATGCGAGATTACTATCAGCAGATACCGTTGCTGTATCGACGGATGCAGTTGTGCTTACACTATCAAGTGCAACAACTCTTGGTAGGGCTATGTCTACAGTATCAACACTTGTAGTTGCTTCTACACCACTAAGAGCAAAGTTGGCAACCCCACTAATAGTAACTGTGGAAGTCTGACCAGTTCCTTGTGTGCTGTCCGGTGTAGTATTAGCTGAACCTGAAGTCGTTGCTGTAGCTACCTGCCCAGTAGCTTCAACACCTGTAAGCGTGTCAATGTCAGCCCCGGCAACTACATCTCCTACGCCACCTGTTGCTGTAACACCCTGAACAGATGTTATTACGTGGAGTGCATCACCTTCAATAACAACATCAGGATCTACAGTAGCTGTTGCTTGCACTGATGGTGAAGTAGTATTAGCTTCAGCAACAAATGTTAGGTCATCAATTACGCCTGTAGCTTGAACACTAGCTAAAGTTAGGTTAGCTTCAGCAACAAATGTTAAACTGTCGTTTACGGCCCCTGTAGCAGATACACTTGGAACAACAACGTCTACAAGTGTGGCTACAATATTATCACCAGTATTTACTGTACCTGTTGCCTCGACACTTGGAAGATCAACAAATTCTTGTTCACCAGTAAATATCGTAACAGTAGTGGTTGATCCTGTAGCTGTTACTGATGGAACTACGACAGTCTTTGGAATTGATACGCCTACGGTGGTGACGCTTCCCGTTGCAGAAACGCTTGGGACAGTATTTACATTATCCGCAGATATAGTAACGGTAGTAACTTGTCCCGTACCTGTGGTTCGTAAAACAGATACATTACTATCACCGGATATAGTAACTGTCGTATTCTGCCCAGTACCTGAAACTCCAGAAGGTACAGTATTATTGTCGCCAGATACTGTAGAGCTAGTAACTCGCCCAACGCCTTCAACGCCAGTTACTTCGTGTATGGCAACACCGACAGTTCCTACCGATGTAACCCCGCTGACTCCTTGGACGCTAGTTACTGTGTGTCGAGCATCCGCCTCAATTACTAAGTCCGCATCCGGTGTAGCAGTAGCCGATACACTTGGCGTAGTTAAGGTAGAATCGCCGGTAAATGTAAGAGAGTCGTTGACTGTGCCGGTTGCGGATACGCTTGGTAAGACTACGCCTGCTTCACCACTTGCTAGTCCACCAAAATGGCGTAAACCGAAGAAGTTATGCTCATCGTTAGAGCTTTGATCTTCCTGAATACCCATAACAGGTACTTCAGAAACAAACTTGACTCCTGCGTCTAAGTTGTAAGATTTAGCAATCCCAGTAAGCGCACTATCTACTGTGGTTGCAGATACTATTTGAATATAGGAGGGGAAGTTTGCTCCACCGTCCCCGCCTAACTGTACGGTATCAATTAATGTGCCACTGGAGTTAAAGACACGTATGTATCTTCCTACTGTACCCGGCTCACCAACAAATCCAACAAACTCGGATTGCTCTCCTAATATAAACTCATGAGCCATTGCTCCCGCAGGGACAAAGCGTGTAGATTCTCCACCATCATTATCAGCTAAAGATTCTGCACCGCCTCTAACAGAAGAAACAAGGCGACTTGCAGGAGGTTTAAAATCGCCTGACGCACCTGCGAAACTTCCAGCGGTGCTAACCGATTTTGTTTCAGTTGTGCCATCACTTCTATACTCAACAACATTTACACCAGCCCCACCATATCCTTCATCTCGGAAGAAATACGTAGTGTTAGAGCCTACACCGTAGAGGTCATCAGAAGTTGATGGGAATAGCGGGTTAGAATCACTACCACCTGTTGAAACTCCAGATTCAAATACAAGTATTGGAACATCAGACTTTATTCTGTACTCAGGATCACTCGTATCGTCTGCATAAGACTTATTGTACTGAGTGCCATTAGTTACAGTGGCTGTAGTGTCTAACGTACTATCTTTATATATCTGAACCGTAGCTGTTCCAGAAATAGACCATATTTTGTAGTGAGAGCCATATCGTGTACTGCGGGTAATAAACTCAGTACCTTGCCACGATGTAGGTATTGCATTAGCTCTACCGTCTGAGTAACTAAAATCAGCAGGCTTATCTGTGGTGATTAGTTTACTAGCGTATTGAGACTGGGTGATTGTCAGGGTGTTACCCGAACCACTTGTTGTCCCTATTGAAACGCCGTCAGCAAATACTTCAGTGGCACCATCAAATCCAGTAACAACAACATTGTAGTTGCCCATGTCAGGCAACCACCATTCACTGTGCAAAGCTCCTGCAAGATCAGGGCTACCACGAGCCGGTGCGGGTGCAGTAATAGAAAGATTGCTGTCAGCAGATACCGTTACAGTGGTAACAGATCCAGTTGCAGATACAGAAGGTAGAGTAACAGAAGAGTCTGCGGTAACAGTTACGGTAGTGACGGAGCCAGTGGCAGAAATACCGCTGTGAGTAGTAGAGATACTACCGCTACCGTATGTAGTACCTCCGTAATTTTGTTGTCCGTAGATGGACCCTGCTTTAATAACAGAAAGTGGCGCACGGACGGTTTCTGGAAGTTTGCCGTAGTTGGAATCGCCATATCGGCCAAGACCATAGACAGCCTTTGCAGGTACAGAAGTTACTTCAATATAGGCGTAGATGGGGCCAGATGTCGCCCCATTTTGTGCAGTATAAAAACTAAGTGTGCCGTTGTTTACAGTAACTTCAGGTGAACGAATCCATATATCGTTGTTAGAGCCTGTACTGGAGGTTTCAGCAAAGTAATAAAAACTACCTGTGTTACCAGATGTATTGCCGGTGCTTCCAGACGGAGTTCCCCCAGAATCTCGGAAGAACTTTCCGTATTTACCTAGTGCGTGAGTACTGCCGTCTGTTGTTAGAGAAGACCATGTAACAGAATCGTAGTCAGACTGTATGTAATTTACATTACTGAGTTGACTATTGTCTTCAACAGACTGTACCTGAAAGTTGTGGGTACCCGTTTCAGGGTCAAATGTGTTTCCCCCGATGTTAAAATCATCGAGTTGAACATCTCCAGTAAAAGAACTACCAGACTGATATAAGACAACAAGACGGACGTTCTGCCCGATATAAGCAGAAATGTCCGCCGTGCGTTGAGTCCAAGTAGCACTATTCTGGGCAGGAACCGATATTAACGGCCCAACGATGTACCCCATAGTACTGCTCTACTTAGGCAATACGAATGACAGCGTTAGAAGCGTCAGCCGTAGGGAACTGAATTACGAAGTCGCCGTTAGTAGAAGTTTTATCGCCACCGAAATCTAATATACAGATAGCGTCAGTAGTTCCTGATCCACCATCTGTAGTTGTGTTATAAATCAGTGCGCTTGCCGCAGTGATGGTTGCAGTAGAAAAAGTTTCATCTGCAAAATCTACAAATGCCGTTGTACCACTAAGAGTTACGGTAGGGCTGTTAAGAGCTTGCCCACCGGCGGAGTATCCAGTACCTGAAATCTCTTGGGTTGTTGTATAATTCGTAGTTGCCGCACCGTGTGATGCACTAGAAGTATACAAAGCAATTTTAAATGTGTCAGCGTCCATCTGATGGTGACCCTTTAATAGATCACGCTTGAACGTAGAACACATTGCAGTTGTACTAGCCATTAGTTTTTAATCTCCTTGATTGCGTAATCTAAGTTAGAGTCTAGGCTACGTTTTATGTATTTACACACAACAGCCTTAACGTTGTCCCTAAACAAATGCGCCTGTTGACGCAGTGGTTCTGGAGCGGTATCGCTAATAGTAATAATTTCACTAGCGGCCATTTCGGCTAATTGCTCTGGGGAAAGAGGTCCGTTATGCGAAGTGTATACGTTAAAATTTATCATTTAGTCAGGGGGCCGAAGCCCCCATCCTTGTTCTACTTATGCAAGCTGATCACGATCAACTTCGTCAGCCGCATCCGTTGCACCTGCAGGAGCATAAATTACAAAGAACTTATACGAACCTGCTGAAGGAGCATTAGAAGCCGCTAGCAAAGCTGTAAACGTGGTGGATGCAGTAGTAACATTTGTAATGCCGTTTACTGAAGTAATAGACGAACCAGTAGTTTTAGCAGTGTTGATATCAACAGTGCCTAGCGAATCAGTATCGCCACCAGTTACACCAATACTTACAGCGTTAGCACCACCAATGGTTGCCGCTGAAACACACTCAGCACCTGCCGCTAGAATTACACAGTTATCTGGAACAGTTCCGATATCGTGTGTAGAGCTAGTGGTCAGAGATGCCGCCGCAATTGTAGCCGTCTCAAGACGAACTGGAGATTGTAAAGCCATTAGTATTTCCTCCCTTATACACCAGTTGCAGTTACATAACGAGCAGTGGTGATCGCTTCAGGACGAAGAATCTTACGGCCATACAGGTTCATACCACGGACAATGTCTGCGAATGAATCTGGATCACGATAGGTCTCAGTCTTAGCAATCTGCTGTGCAGAAGCTACTGCTGAGTCGTGACCTGCTACGATAACACCAAAGTTGGTAGACTGAAGTGTGGATGAAGATACAGCCGCACCAGTGCCAACTACTGGCAAGTTGTTAGATACATAGACACGGAATCCATGCAGGTTGTTTACTGTCAAACCGTTACGAATACCGCCATTTTCACCGAAGTCTGAGTTAAACAAACGTGAATCTTCATCACGGAGAAGCTCCATAAAGATAGGATCAATAACCAACCAACGGCCATTTGTGTCAACGAACTGCTGGTCAAGAAGACGAGCCATACGGTTGATCAATTGGAGTGGAGAAATATCGTCGTCTGTAGTTGCAGTGATACCTGGAAGACGAGGCTTCAGAGGAATAGCTTCACCGGCTTGAGCGGCACCACCATCATCCAAAGAGAAGTCAGTAGCGTCAAGCTTCAT